CACACGCACGGAAAACAACCCCCTTTCAATCGGGAATCAGCAAATGGCGGGCGTCAAAGGCAAGAGTGGGGGCGCGCGGCCGAACTCTGGCGGCAAGCGTCCAGGGGCTGGGCGCAAGCCGAAAGCCAAGCCGGCTGAATCAGCAAATCCGCCTTCGACGGCCGTGCCCGTCGATGTCTCAAAGCTGAACATGCTGGAGCTGCTGCAGAAGGTGGCGCTCGGGCAGGTGCAGGTCAGCGCGCTGCAGGTGCGGGCCGCCATTGCTGCGGTGCAGTACACGCATACCAAGCGGGGCGACGGCGGCAAGAAGGATGCTGCTGACGAGGCGGCCAGGAAGACGGCCGGCGCGGGCAAGTTCTCAGCCGCACCGCCGCCGAAGCTGGCGGCTGTCGGCGGCAAGAAGATCTGATGGGCGCCAGGCCGGCATGGTCAACGGCGTGCCCGGACTGGGGCAAGCGCCTGCGCGCGGGCCGTTCGATCATCCCGCCGCCGGTCTTTGCCAGTGAGGCAGAGCGGGCGCTGGCCATCTTCAAGGAACTGCGGGTCGTCGACCTGCCGGGCCGGCCGACGTTCGGCGAGTGTGCCGACCAGTGGGTCTTCGACTTTGTGGCGGCGGTGTTCGGCGCCTACGACAGCGAGACCGGCCAGCAGCTGATCCGTGAGTTCTACCTGCTGATCAGCAAGAAGAACACGAAGTCGACCATCGCCGCCGGGATCATGCTGACGGCGCTGATCCTGTGCTGGCGCGAAGAAGAGGAGCATCTGATCCTGGCGCCGACCGTAGAGGTGGCCGGCAACAGCTTCAAGCCGGCCGCGGCCATGGTCCGGGCTGACGACGAGCTGCTGGCCATGTTCCATGTGCAGGACCATGTGCGCACGATCACCCATCGGGTGACCCGCAACAGCCTGAAGGTCGTGGCGGCCGAATCCGAGACCGTCTCAGGCAAGAAGTCTGGCAAGGTCCTGGTCGATGAGCACTGGCTGTTCGGCAAGCGCGCCGGCGCTGAAGCGATGTTCCTGGAGGCGCTGGGCGGGCAGGTGTCGCGCGATGAAGGCTGGGTGATCTTCCTGACCACCCAGTCGGATGAAGCGCCGGCCGGCGTGTTCAAGGAGAAGCTGGACTACTTCCGCAGCGTGCGCGACGGCAAGATCAGCGATCCCAGGTCGCTGGGTGTGCTGTACGAGTTCCCGGAGGACATGATCGAGGCCAAGGCCTACATGGACCCGGCCAACTTCCACATCACGAACCCGAACCTGGGTCGATCTGTCAGCAGCGAGTGGCTGCAGGACCAGCTACGCAAGCTGGAGGCGCGCACAGACGGCGCGTTCCAGCAGTTCCTGTCCAAGCACCTGAACATCCAGATCGGCCTGCGCCTGATGGCTGGCCGCTGGCCAGGAGCGGACCACTGGGAAGGCGCGGCCCGCGTTGCTTCGATTGCGGAGCTGATCGAGCGCAGCGACGTCATCACGATGGGCATCGACGGTGGTGGATTGGACGACTGGCTGGCGGCGTCGGCGCTTGGGCGCGATGCTGAAAGCGGCTGCTGGCTGCACTGGGGCAGGGCTTGGGTGCATCCGGTGGCGATGGAGCGACGCAAGGCTGAAGCGGCCCGCTGGAAAGACTTTATCGACCAGGGCGACTTGGTCCTGGTTGAGCGCATCGGGCAGGACATCGATGGCGTTGTCGAGGTGGCGCGTGAGCTGGACGAGAGCGGCCTACTGGCGCAGGTCGGCGTGGACCCCATCGGCATCAGTGACATCGAGGCTGCGCTGATCGACATCGGGATCGACAAGGATGCCGATGGCAAGGACCGGATCGTCGGTATCCCGCAGGGCTACAAGCTGAGCGGAACGATCAACACCGTCGCAAGGCGGCTGGTGGAGGGCAAGTTTGCCCACTGCGGCCAGCCGGTGATGGCCTGGAGCGTGGGCAACGCCAAGGTCGAAGCCCGTGGCAACGCCGTGATCGTCACGAAGCAGGCCGCAGGGGCCTGCAAGATTGACTTGCTGGTGTCGCTGTTCAACGCGGCCGCGCTGATGGCGCTGGCCCCCGAGCCCGACGTGTGCACCGATGAAGAGGTGCTGGCCGCCTGACGCCAGCTGGGGAATGCGATGGACGTGAAACTCTTCAACCTTTGCCTGCTGCTGGGCTGGCTGATGGTGCTGGCTGGCGGCGTGGTCATCCACCCTGGCTGGGGCATTGCCATCGCCGGTGCGCTGCTGCTGGTGCTGACGCTGGCGTCGGCCTACCTGGCCGGCCTGCATGATGGCGCCAAGGCCAAGGCCAAGGCCAGGGCAGCCGTGACTGGTGAGGCCGCCTGATGTTCATCACCAAGCTGTCGGCAAGCGCTGGTGCGGCCGACCGCGGGCCCGGCAGCGACTTCTGGTTCATGCCGCTGCAGCCGCGCACAGCCGCGGGTGTGCACGTGGGCCCGAGGGAGGCGATGGCGCTGACGGCGGTGTATTCGTGCGTCAAGGTGCTGGCCGAGTCCTTCGCCGTGATGCCCTTCCAGCTCTTCCGCAACCGGCCGGACGGCAACACGCGGGCCGTGGAGCGGATGCACTGGCTGTACCGGCTGATGGCCAAGCGGCCGAACCGGTTTCAGAACCCCTACGAGTGGCGGCTGATGCTGCAGGGCCATGTGGCCATGCGCGGCAACGCCTACTGCCAGATCGACGGCAACAGCCGCGGCGAGATCACTGAGCTTCTGCCGCTGCACCCTGACCGCATGGCGGTGGAGATGGTCGACGGCGGGCGCGACTACCGCTACGCCTACACGACACAGGACGGCCGCAGGGTCTACTACACCCGCGGCGAAATCTGGCACCTGCGCGGGCTGAGCGACGACGGCATCATGGGCTTGAGCCCGATCGAGGTGGGCCGCGAGTCCATCGGCGAGGGGCTGGCGATGCAGGCCTACTCGGCACGCTTCTTCGGCAACGACGCCCGCCCGCCAGGCTGGATCGAGAACCCGGGCAAGTGGAAGGACGACGAGACCAAGCGCAAGTGGCGCGAGAGCTGGCAGCGCCTGCAGGGTGGCGCCAACCGCGGCAAGGTGGCCGTTCTTGAGGGCGGCATGAAGTATCACGAGCTGGGGCTCAAGAACTCCGACGCCCAGTTCATCGAGGGCCGTGGCCTGAAGGTGGCCGACGTGGCGCGCCTGTTCCGCGTGCCGCTGCACAAGATCAGCGACCTGTCCCGGGCCACGAACAACAACATCGAGCATCAGTCGATCGAGTTCTGGACCGACACCATGCTGCCCTACGCTGAGTTGTGGGAAGCCAGCATCGAGTTCCAGCTGCTGGGTCAGGGCCTGCCCGGCGCCGATGACCTGCTGGAGCCAGAGTTCGACATGGATCGGATGATGCGTGGCGATGCCGCGGCTCGGTCCGCCTACTACGCCAGCCGCACCCAGTGGGGCAGCATGACGCCAAACGAGGTGCGGGAACGCGAGGGCGATCAGCCGCTGGAGTGGCTGAACCACACGCTGCGCCCGGTGAACATGGTGCGGGTCGACGCCAGCGGCGAACGCGGCCCAGCGCAGGCGCCCAGCGGCGCTGGCCTGGATCAGCCCCCGCCGAACGACCGGCAGCAGAACGCCCGCGCAGCAGGTGCAGCCGTGGCAGCCAGGTGGCAGCAGGTCATCACTGGCAACGTGCAGCGCATGGCGCGACGGCTGGCGGCTGGGCAGGCCGTGTCGGCTGAAGTGCTGGCCGACGCGCTGGCCATCGACATCGAAGCTGCCGCCGCCTGGCTGGCCAGCCCGCAGCACCTGACCGAAGACGCATGCGCAGTGGCGCTGCTCGAACTGGCCATGAAGGAGCCGACCCCATGAAACTTCCTTACTTCCTCGCGTACTGCTTGAGGTCTGCCTGGGCTATGGATCCGGCCGCCATGGCCACCTATGCGGCCATCCTGGCCCGGGCCTATGCCGCCAAGGCTGGCGGCGTGATGGCCGGTGACCACCGCGACGACACGCAGTACGACGCCAACGGCCAGCCGATGCCAAAAGCTGCCCGCGGCGACCAGGCTCGCGCCGGTGGCGGCAACATCGCTGTGATCCCGGTCTTCGGCCCGATCGTGCAGCGTGCGTCGCAGCTCGGCATGTGCGAAGCCGGTACCGGCGCCGAGGAGATCGGTGCGGCCCTTGATGCAGCCCTGGCCGACTCGTCGGTCAGCGACATCCTGATGCGCTTCGACACGCCGGGCGGTGCGGTGTTCGGCGTGCAGGAGCTGGGCGACAAGATCCGGGCGGCCCGGGCGCAGAAGCGGGTTGTGGGCATTGCCGACAGCATGGCTGCCTCGGCTGGCTACTGGCTGCTGTCGCAGTGCAGCGAGGCCTACATCACGCCCGGCGGCATGGTGGGCAGCATCGGCGTCTACACCGCGCACCAGAGCATCGCCGACGCCCTGAAGAATGAGGGCGTGGCCATCACCCTGATCAGCGCGGGCAAGTACAAGACCGAGGGCAACCCCTTCGAGCCGCTGGGCGATGAGGCGCGCGCAGAGACCCAGGCCATGGTCGACACCTACTACCGCGCCTTCACCAGCGCTGTCGCCAAGGGCCGCGGC